ACCGTGACCGGTCGACGTGCAAACGGCGCTGGCGGCTTTCGTGATGGCCGTCAGTGTCTTCGCGGAACCGGCGGCGGTCGCGATCTTGACCTGCGTTTGATACTTGCTAACAGCGCTCGTTGCCATGACTAGCCCTCAGATTGATAACTCGGGATCGTTGAAGTTGGTTCGATAGCGCGCCTCATAGACGAGGCGTGCGCGGGCAATCGGTGTTGCGCCGTCGACACTGACGTTGATGTCGATATTGGCCGGCAGGAACGACTCGACGAGTTGCGACAGGTCGCCGGTCAAGGCCCGTTCGACTTCGACCAGTTGCGCGTCGATCGCGTCGTCATAATCCGGCCCGCCGACGACAATTTCGACGATTACCTGAAATAGTCGCAAGAGCGCCGACATGTCGCCTTCTATTTCCTCCGGCCCGGCACTGACGAGATAGACCGGCAACTCCTCCTGCCTGATCGACAGCGTGCGCGACGTATGCACGCCGCCCAACGGTGTGAGCGCCTCCACGACCGCATCGCGAATCTGCTGGCGAACGTGGCTCATGGCGTCTCGAGGATGAGCGTCGACATCCCTTCGCGGTCCGGCTGCACCGAACGGATGACGTAATGCTCCATCTTGGGATCATCCGTCTTAATCCATACGGTCACGCCTCCGGTCAGGTGCAATGCCTCGGCATCGCGCGTCAATACCGTCACCTGCGCAGCGACATTGTCGACCGGTATTTCGCCGTCGCCGAGATAGGGCGCATTGACGATTGCCCAGCACTCGCCCCACGCACTGGCCAAGCGAGTGCCGCCGCCGAGCGCCAGGAACGAGGCCCGGTCGGCGTCACTCTCAAACGCGATCATGCGTTTTTCGGCCGGTACAGAATCAGCACGGACGCCAGCGCCGGCCCGGTGACGATCGTCCCGACGCAGCGGATAAACCCCTTGCAGCCATTGGCCGCAATGGTCCGCTTCTGGACCTGGGTCGCGGCGCCGGCCGCATAGGCGCCCTCATTCGGCGTGATGGCCGCCGAATTGGTCCCGCCGCTGTCGTCGGCGTGTTCAATGGTCCAGGCAATTGAGCCCGTGAGCGTGCCGACCTGATTGACGAAGACAATATCGCCCTCGGCGTCGCGCACGTCGATCCATGCGCTCGTCGCCGCTGCCGTATTGGCCGCCGATGCCGGATTCAGCAGCACCTTTACCGTGGCCGCTTGGCCCTCATTTCCGAGCATGTGGTTTCCCCTTCTGTCTGTCTGATGTCGGGTCCGGTTCGTCCCTGACCGGAGCCACCGCCGGTTCTTCCTTGGCCGGTTCTGCCTTGACCGGTGCGGCTTTCCCGAGATAAACGAGTTCACGCGCGAGCGAAACCGGTACCTCCACGATCGAGCCCGGCTCCTGTCGCGTCCCGCCAATGCAAAACGCGCGCACGACGACGACGCGCGCCATTGGCGCCGGCCCGCCGCCGGGGGAGGCCCCGGCGACGAGCGGCGATTCCCGAGTCGTAAGGACCATGACTCAGGTGATTGTGGTGGCGTAGGAGAACGCCGCCGGGTAGCGCAGCCCGCAGTCCATGCTGACGATCGCCCGGACGCCGATGATGCCCGCCTGGAAGTTGGCAAACGGGTTGACCTCGATCTCGAGGACGCCCCATTCGCCGACGACGACCTGCGCCCAGTCGCCGAACAGCATCGTGCCGGCGGCCATCTGGTTGCTGGCCAGTCCGGGGAATCCCTGCACCATGCCCTCCCACACGTTGCCCTCCCAGATCGGCGAGGCCGTGTTGGTGTACTTGACACGCTGGATGAGCAGAGCCGCCACGGCATGCGTTGTCACGTAGCCGCCCGCGGTCGGCACGACGTTGTTTGACGCGACGTCGGTCTGGAACTCGAGCACCTTCGCAAAGTCGATGGTGGTGCCCACGACCGAGCCGATGCCGGATGTCGCCGTGATGCCCGTCGGCTGTCCCGCAGCGCCCGAGCCGCTCAGCACGCCCAGGTCATAGGCGAGTGCCGTCACTGCAGCGAGGTCGCTCGTGACGATGCCTTCCGCGCCGGGCGAGGACTGCAGGAGCAGCAGCCGGCTGATCTCCGTGTACGCGCCGACCGTTTTCGGCGACAGCGCGAGCTGCCCGAAGGTCTGGTTCGATTCAGTGATCGCCGTCGACTCAGACGCCAGCCAGTAGGCCGTAGCCGCCGCGGTCTGCTTCGGCACGGTGACGTTGCCGACCAGGCCCGGCAGTCGCGTCGCGCCCATGCGGTAGGCAACCGCGCGATTGCGCAGCAACTCGATGAACGAGACGTTATCGGTCGCGACGAGATAGCCGCCGGCCGAGGCTGGCACTACCGTCAGGTCGCGCTGCATCACGTCGCGGATCGCCCGACCGGCCGTGCTGTTCGCGGCGAAGGTCGCGCCCCGCTGGTAGGCCACGCTGCGGTCCTGCACCTCCAGCGGTACGTAAAACCGCTGCGGATCCGGCACCTTGTTGAGCCGCTTCGCGATCTCCCGCGTGCACTCGAGCTCGAATCCGGCGTTCGTCCAGTTCTTGTCGACGGTCGCCTGAATCGCCTTGAACAGGCTGAATCGCTGCGTCTCGCGCTGCGTCAGGCCGAGTTCGCTGGCCGGGCGCTCGGTCGCCTTGGTCCGCTGCGCCACGATGTCGGCCGCCTCGTTGGTGATCTCGGCGAGCGGCAGGCCGGAGCCGATCCAGTAGTCGCGGATCGAATCGTCGATCTTGGTCGCCCGGCACATGTTGGCGATTGCCGTATGCCGGTCCTTTTCCTGCGCCATCGCGTTCTTCTGCTCGGCACCGTTTGGAACGGTCTTGTTCTCGGCGCTTACGCCCGCCGAAGCGTTGACTGAATCAGTCACGGCTGCACTCCTCTCGGCGGAAATCGCCGGGTTGATGGAACGAATGGAAACCTCGAACTCTTGCCCGCTCGCACGCCCGAAACCGACGGACGGATCGGCCGGCACCGTCACGATTGAAACCTCGTAAGGCTCCCAATCAGTGACGCGGATTTCATTGGTCTTGCGGTCTTCTTCCGCCTCGTGGATGCGATAACCGACGGAGACGTTACGCAGCCCGCCGTTCAGCATGGCGGCGACCTCGGCCGCTCGCGCCGTATCGAACAGATGCGCATCCACATTGAGACGACGATCGGCTACGCGGCCGGCGTCGATCATGCCGATCGGGTCGTCCCAGTCGTGATTGAACAGCAGCGGCACCGCCTGGCGCGTCATCCGTTCGAGTCGAATCGCGCTCGGCTCGTGGGAAAGGATCTCAGTCCCGAACCAGCGTTCCACCGGCTGCTCGGATGACAGGCTAAAGCTCAGTCTCTGAGCCTCGCCCTCCTGGCGCGCCTCGAGCGGGCGCAGATCGGCCTCCCGCAATTGCAACGGGAATGATCGCTTGTCGGTCATTGATCTATCTCCTGCGGGCGAAAATACGCGCAACGCTATCCGGCTCCGGTTCCGGCTCCGGCTCAGGTGCGGGCGCTGGCGTGGGCTGCGGCTCCGGTTTCACGTACACATCCGGCGACGTATCGAAGGTCAAATCCAATTCGGCCATCTCGTCGAGTTCGCGCCGGCGTGCCTCGAAGACTTCCTCTGCATCGCGGCCCTGCTGGTCGCTTTGCGCGATGACATCGGCAACCGTCGTGAATCCCGCCTTGACCGCTTCCTTGTAGGCGTCGACCTCCTTCGTCGGATCGACCCACGACCAGCCGCGCGGTTTGAATGCGACCGTCTCGAATTTGGACGGATCGAGCCAGTATTCCGACGGTGGCACGCCGTCGATCGCCGTGACCATGACCGCCTGTTGCAGCCAGACCCGGTGAATGCGCTCGCGGAATGAGCGAATGAACCACTGCTGCAGAGCCCGCCAGTTATCGCGATCCTCGAGCAGCGCCAGGCGCGAGCTCGAATAATTCGACTGCGAGTAATCGCGCGACAGGCTTTCATAGGAAACGCCCGTGCCGGCGGCCATCTCGCGCAGCATGTAGCGCAGAAACGGATCCAGCGCCGTGTTCGGCCGGTTCGGGTTGACGAAATTGAGCTTCTCGCCAGGTCGCAGAATTTCGACCATGCCCGGTTCGAGCGGCAACGTGAACTTGCCGTCCGGCTGCTCCTCGCCGAGCGCGCCCGCTTCTTCCATCGTCTCGATGGTGCCGAAATACATCGACGCGGCCCGCGCCGCGACAATTTCCGCCTCCGTGTAGCCGTCGATGTCGGCGAGCTTGCGAATCACGGCATGCATCCACGGCTCGCCGCGCACTTGTGGCCAGCGATCGATCAGCCGCAAATGGATGATCTGATCGGCCGGCACGCGTTCGAAACGGTCCGTCTCACGGACGCCGATACGGAGTTCGCCCGGATGCAGCGCGCGCAGCCAATAGGCGATCGGTCGGAAGTAGCGGTCTACTTCGATCCCCTGAATGAGCCGCGCGTCCGAGGCACGCGGCCCCGGTTCGGCGATGGAGTCGCCGAGCCGTTCCGGTTCGATCAGCTCGAGCGCCAGCGGGACGCGCGACTTGCCGAAGGGCGCGAAGTGCAGGCGGATGATGAGTTCGCCCGCCTCGAATACCTGCCCGACCGCGAACCGCTCGAGCTCGCAAAAGTGCAACTCGCCGCCCGTGTGGCAGCTATCCGCGTCGCACCATTTCCAGAACTCGTCCGCGATTGCGGTATTAACCGACTTGCGCAACTCGCCGCGCGTCGACTTGACGCCCGGCTGCATGCCGATCCCGGTTCCGATGACGTTATCTACAACGATCTTTTTTGCCCGCTTGGCATAGGCGGAATCGCGCACCAGCGCGCGCGAACGGTCCCGCATGGCAGCCAAACTCGAGCGCAGCTCGGCATTCGCGCTGCTGCTTCCGATTCCGATGCCAGGGTTGATGCGTGACGGGCGCGCGGAGGCGTACATGCGGGCCGCCGGCGCTGGCGGCGTTGGTGCGATGAATTGCGCAATAGTGCGGCGGAGGCGCTTAAATACGGATGAATCGTGCATATAGCCGCCTCGGATTGCCGAGCCCTGCCGCCATCGACGCCGACTGCTGTTCCTTCAATACTTCGAGCTCCCATTTCGAGCGCTCAGCCAGCAATTCCGCCCGCGACCACCGCGACAGCGAGCGATTGCCGAGCGAGTAGCTCGCCGCCTGAATATTGGTCGGATCGCGCAGATAGGCGTCGATCATGTCGAGCACGACCCGCGCCGTGCTGCGGTGATCGACATTGCCGCCCGCCGCCGGATTCGGCCGGACTTCCGTCCAGCCGTCGTCGATGGTCGCTCGCGTCTCGTCGTCCGTATTGACGACGTACAGGTGCCACCGATACCGGCCGGCGGTATAGGCCGCCGTAATGACCGACGGAACGCTGACCGTATGCGTATCGCCTGAGGCGACGGCATTGACCGTAAAGCTCGCGGTCCCGTTCTCAAAGGACCATGTCGCGGACCACAGCGACGCGGGATAGTCGGCGAGGTCGACGGACCAGCGCCACGTATCTCCGGCGAAAGCCGTGGCCGGCGGTTCGGATGTCGTCATGGTCATTTCATCTCCAACGCATGACCCAATTCGACGGGCGCCGGGCTGGCGCCTGACTGCGCGGCCGGCGGAAGGCTTCGGCCGGCGGCAGTTCCGGCTCCGGTTCATGCTCCGGCTCCGGTGCCCGCTCGAGGGTCGGCTTTTGTTCCACATGGAACGTCTGCCGGCGCGCCAGCAGTGCCGCCCCGCCACGGCCGATCATGGCCGCGTAGGCGTACACGAACGTGTCTAACTGCTCGTTACGCGCACCCGCACTGCGGAGCTTGAATCGCCGTTCGCGCCGGCCATGGACGAACTTGTCGACGATCGTCTCGGCCGTGAGCTGGTCGACGGCGCCCTCATCGGCTGTCGCGTCCAAATGGACGTAGCCCGGTCCCGGCTCCGTGATTCGCTTGAGCCGCCCGTAAATCACGTCCTTGATCGTGTCGACGCCAATCAGGAACAGCGACACCGCCATGCGCCCGGCCCGCGAGACTTTCTTCGGCCAGGCGAGTTTGCCGAATCCCGCCGTACCCTTGACCGCCCACACCCGGAAACGGCGCCGCTTCGAGCAGTAGTCATAGACGTGCTGAGTGTGCTGACCGCCGGAGTCGACCGCACAGGCTTCGACAATCAACGTCCGCCCGTCGTCGGTCCGGTACTTGCGCTTGAGCAACTCGTCATGCTCCGCCCATAGCGCTGCGCCGCCCGGATCGCCGCGCAGGACGTGATGCGCTACGCGCCAGCACTCCTCCTCGTGACCCCATCCCCACACGGTCGACTCGATCCGGTCCGTCTGGACGTCGGTCCCCTGCGTGATGAGGAGCACGCCCGCCGGCAGCGATTCGGCCGTGTATGACTCACGCCGCGCCAGCAGCCCGGCCGGCTCGAGCGTTTCGCCCTCGTCTTCCCACGACTCACCGAGGCTCGTGTTGACCCATACGCGCAGCGTCTCGGGAAACTGCTTGGCCCGCAGAAAGTCCGCCACGACTTGCCGCCACGGCTGCCACAGCGAGTACAGGCCGGAGAGGTGAAAGCCGGCAATCCCTTTGCTCGGAGCAGTCGTCCGCCATTCGCCGCGCAGGAACATCCACAGCTTTTGCCGTTCCTCGATCAGCCCGCCGCAGTGCTTGCAGACATAGGCGCAGCGCTCCGGCTCGCCATCCGGCCAGCGGACCTGAGCCCACACGAGTCGCTGAAACTCCTCGCAATGCGGACACGGCACGAAAAAGAACCGTTGATCCGACTGCGCGAACGCCGCCTCGATCCGGCTCGACCCCTTGATGGTCGGCGTGGACCCGAGCAATACACGGCGATTACGGAAGGTCGCCGTGCGCTTGCGCGCCAGGTCGATCGGGTCGCCCTCAGAGCCAGCGGACACCGGGAATCGGTCTATATCATCGCACAGCACGATCCGAAACGGCCGGCTCGCGAGGCCCGCCGGCGAATTGGCGCCGACGACGGTCAGGTGTCCGCCCTGGAACCGCTTGTGCAGAATCGTGTTGCCGCTGTCCCGCGACTTCGGGTCGGCGACCAACTCGCGCAGTACCGGCGTATCCCGCACCATCGGCGCGAACCGGTCCTTACTCCACGCCTCGGCCATCTCTACCGTCGGCTGCAAGAGCAGGATCGGCGACGGCTCCTGATGGACGTAATAGCCGATGCAGTTATTCAGGATCTCCGTCCAGCCGATCTGCGCAGCCTTCATGCATACGACCTCGCTTATCGCGGGATCGCGTATCGCGTCCATGAGGCCGCGCTGATACGGCGCCTTCGACGTGCGCCAGCGGCCCGGCTCCGCGCTCGACTCGCTCGACAGGTACCGGTAACTATCCGCCCATTCCGACACCGTCAGCGGCGGCGGCGGCTTCCAGTCGCACCACAGTCCGCCGAGGCTTGCGCTCGCCTTGGGAAGCAAGGTCCGCCATCGCCTCATAGATGAGGCGCCGGACGTGCTCGGCGACGAGCTGCGCCGTTTCCGGTTCAAAGTGCTGCGCGACGGCATCAGGGACTTGCACCAGGCGTGCTTTGGCTGTGGAGATCATGTCCGCAACCCATGCCGTCACGTCCTCCGCGGCCAGCATTCGCCCGGCCCGCAATTCAATGTCCTGCTCCGTCTTGTCTGCCTGCCTTTTCACGAGGCGCGCCCGCTCGGTATTCAGGTCCAGGCTCGCCGCGATGTCGGGCGCGTACAGCGCCGCAAGCGCCACGGTCGACTCATACAGGTCCGCGTTACGTTCACGCTCGGTCGGCTTGATGCCGGCGTTTTCCAGCCGTCCCTTGACCGTTCGCCACGCCATTCCCGTCAATTCGACGAGCTTAGCCGTACTTACCTGCGGCATTAGTAAGTTTACCTGAAAAATCCTGACTCTAGGGACACCCTGTGGCCACGGGTAACCCCACCCGCCACCCGGCCGGAAGGACCCGCGACTTTCACGCGCGCCGCGTCGCTTATGTCAGGTCGTGGCATCTCGCCTCGATCTCGTTACCCGTGCCGGTTTCCGTCTTTTCGGTACACATCGCCACCGATGGCCCCTTTTGCATGACATATCGGTACACCGTGACGGAATTGTAGGTCCGGCCGTGATACTCCATGGTCGCAAAGCCGACGATCGCGTACCCATCGTCGAGATACGCCCGCATGTCCCGATCGCTACCGGTCCAGCCAGCCACGGCAGGCGACGCCATCAATAGACCAATCCAGAGCCAATTACGCATAGATCCGTCCCTTTACATAAGGACGGCTATTCTCCCGCAAATACTGGCCCCTGAATGTTAGGGAGAACACGCTTTACACCTGTCAGTACATTGGCCCCACGCAGGCGCACCAGCTCGGCCCTCAGGTAGCGTTCGAAGTGCTTGGGCCAGCGCTCCTGAAGGATGGATAGGCTCTGGTAGTACACGGCCGGCCGCTCGAACGTCTTGCGGATACTCGGTCCCCATACCTGGTCGGTGATCTGATGCTTCCCGGGCCCTGTGCGGCGCCACACCTTGCGCGGGACCGCGCCCAGACTTTCCTTGGTCCCCATGACGAACGTGCGGTCGTATAGCGTGCGCTGACGCCATGCCGTGAGCGTGACGCCTGGCTTTCCCGGAGCAGGGAAGGCGCCTTGGTACTTTCCGACGTTCTTCGCTGAAGGTAGCGCCGCCACAACGGCCAATAGCCGATTGGCCGAGGCGCCCTTTACGTACATTCGCGACTTGACGTAGTTCAGCGGAATCCCGGTGATTTCGCTGATTCGCTTCGCTCCCTCCCGCTTGATGTCGTCGGCGACCTTGTTCATGGCACGATAGGCCGCCCGGTTCGCCTCTTTCGGCAACAGGCGCAGCTCCCGGATCGCCTGTTCTATATCCGCCTGGACACTGACCGTCAGCATGTCTGCTGATGGATAACGTGTATCTGCCACACGACAGAACGCACCGTCGTATCCGAAAATTGGCCGTTGACCTGTACCCGGTAGGTCTGCCCGAGCGTGCCACCGGAAATAACGGCCGTGCTGGTCGTCATCCAGTCGGTCTGCGCGCCGATGTTCAATCCGGCATCGAATGACCAATCCGTAGAGACAAGAGTCCGGCGCAGCGATTCGACCGTAATAGGCTCGGCGGTCCAGACTATCGACCCGTCCGCAACCTCACCGCCGATGATTTCCGGCCAGCGCGGTTCCGTGCGGCCCGTCGTCCCAGTGTTCAATGCCCGATACTGAAATCCGGTCCCGGCGATCGGCTGTACGCATGCGTTCGTTGAGTAGGGAGTCAGCGCTTGCCGGGCGATGATGCAGTGCGGATCGAAGACGGCCGTGAAGTCCAGCGCTTCTGCCGGCTCTTTGTCAAAGCATTTCAGCATTGAACTACTCGGTATTCGCGCCTGGAATGAATCGTCCTGTCTTCCGCTTCCGCATACACCGCCTGTCCGACAATAACGCTCACGATGTTCATGTTGGGCCGACCGTGGAGTGAGGCCGTCCAGTCGTCGAGCTGGCCGACGATGATCCCGACCGTAACGTCGTACGTGAACACCGCGCCGTGGACGTCGGCGACCCAATCCTCGAGCGTCGCCTCGATCACGCCGGCGATCGGCTGCACGTTGAACGTGCCGAAGATTCGCCCGCCGAAGTCCTCGAGGCTCGCGTCGATGCGCCCCGCAATCAGCGAGACTTCATAGACGACGCCTTCGAGGAGTGCCGTAAAGGGTGCCACGGCCCCGGCGACGATGCCCGTGATGGGCGGAGCAGGCACGAACGTACCAGCGATCGCGCCAGTCGCGTCGGCCAGGGCCGCGGCAATGGTCCCTTGGAATACCGCCTGCTCGTTGAAGATGCCGGCGATCGACGCCGTCCAGTCGGCGAGCGTGGCGGCCAGGACGCCGCCCGTCCCGTCGCTCGCAAAGACTTCCCATCCGATGGCGAAGTCCAGGAACGTATCACGGGAACGGCCCCAGTAGCCCGGCGTCCAGTAGCCCGCCGGCCAATAGGTGCCGCGCCAGTAGGCGCCGCCGCGGTCGAAGTATTCGACCTGTAGCGTGCCGCCGACGATCGACGCCGTAAAGGGCGCCAGGCTCGCCACGATGACGCCTGAGCGGTTCTCGACCGTATAGGCCGATCCCGTGAGGAGCGCCGTAAAGGGCGCCAGAGAGGCGCTCAGCGTGCCGCTGGTGGCGCTCGGCGCCCCGCCGACGGCCGCCGCCCAGTAGTTCGGATGCCAGTAGCCCGGGCGCCAGTAGTTGGCCGCCCAATAGCGCGGCGTGACTAGGTCAGAGCCGCCCGCCCAGTAGCCGGCCTGCCAGTAGTTGGCGTGCCAGTGCCGCGGGCCGAAATACCGCTGGACTGCCACATCATGCCGACGGCGTGAGCGTCATGGCCGTCCGCTCGTTGCTGGCATTGACCGTGGCCGTGACCCGGGTCGCAACCCCGTTGGGCGACTTGAGCACCGTTCCGCCCGTCCCTGTGACGCCGGCCAGCACCGACAGCAGGATGCTCATAATTTGCTGCACGGTGTAACTGCCCTCGGCCTCCACGACGGCAGACAGGATCGCGTCGCGAATCTCGGTGGCCGCATTGGCCGCCAGCGCCGCCGCGTTGATGGCATCGGCCGCGAACGAACCGGCGATGATTCCTCCCGTGGCAATCGACACTTTGCCGGCGTTCG